TAGCTTCACTTTTATTAACCATTATCACTCTCCAAGTTTGCAAAGGTTATCTTATCCTGTCTACCCCTTAGTCCTGCTTTCATATAAGAAGTAGCACGACCTTCAAAGAAGTTCTGGTGTTCAACACCCATCACTTCATCTAACCACCCTAGAGGATTCTCACGTTGGTCATAGTTTGTTTTAAGACCAAGCTGTAACAATCTTCTATCTGCTATGTATCTATTGTAAGCATACATATCTTTCTTGGTAAGACCTTCAAGGTCTCCCATATCAAACACTAAGTCTAAGAACTTATCTTCTAGTGTTACCATCTGTCTACAAATCTCGTAGAGTTCTGCTTTAAAATCATCTGTCCAGATATCTATGTTCTCTTGGATAAACTCTCTAAACAATTTAGTCATAGCTTCAACGTGCATAGACTCATCCCGTATAGAGTAAGTAACTATCTGTCCCATACCTTTCATACGCCCAAAGCGTGGGAAGTTTAACAAGATTGCAAAGCTACTGAACAACTGTAGTCCTTCTGTAAAAGCTGAATAAACTGCTAAAGTTTTTGCAATGCTTTTCTTGTCAGACTTGGTTGTCTTAATTTTATGAACATACTCATGTTTGTTAGCCATCTCTTCGTACTCAGAAAAAGCTTTGTACTCTATCTCAGGCATACCAACTGTATCTAGTAATAAGCTGTAGGCATGTTGATGAATTGATTCCATGTTAGCAAACGAACCCATCATCATTCTAGCTTCTGGCTTTCTAAAGATACGCATGTATCTGTCAACATAACCTGCACCTACATCTACATCTGATTGAGTAAACAATCTAAAGATTTGTGTTAGTAAGTTTTTTTCTTTAGGGTCCATCTCTTGCCAATCTTTTACATCTGTATGTAATGGAACTGACTCAGGCATCCAATGCATTTGATTTTGTAATACATAGTAATCAAACATCCATGCATGATCGAAAGGTTTGTAGTAATTTCTTGTATCTAATAAGCTCATTTGTTTTCCTCGTTAAATCTTTTAACTAAATATTTTAAATTTTCAATTACGTATCCTGCGTAATCTTTTGTTTTTGCGAATGGATTATTATTTTCATCACAATAATCTAACCACATCCTACTTGTAAAGCCAGAAAACTTCTGACTAAACACCTTGTCAAATTCTGATTGTTTCATATTAATCCTTTGGTAAATAAACTATTACAGCAGAGTTACATTTAGGACAACTTAAATTAGTTTCCATAATGTATTCATCGTTCTCATCTTCTATGTCGTGATCTCCACCCCATATTAATCTTGTTCCACAATGCCAACAATCCATATCAACCCTCACAAGCTATACACTCAGCATCATCTAATTTAATACGCTGAACTTTAGTGTTTACGTTTTCTGCATTACGAGCAGCATTAGTTCTAAAGTAATACAAAGATTTAAGTTTGTTCATCCCATACCAATGCACATCATTAACATACTGCATATACTCATCGTGTACTTCTTGTGGCTCTGTAGCTGTAGGTATAGTAAAGAAAAGATTAACTGATTGTGCTTGACAAATAAACTCTTGTCGTTTAGCAGCGTGTTCTATAATCCATATCTGATCTATCTCATTAGCAGTCTTGAATATTTCTTTTTCATCATCTGTAAGAATATCAAGGTGCTGTACTGAACCCTCGTTACCTGCAATGTCTTTCCATAAAGCAGTAAGCTCATCTTTCTTTAATCCTTTATCCTTTAGAATTTCTTCTAGGTATTTGTTCTTAACTTGGAACGAGCCTGAGAGAGTTTTGTGCGTATAAACATTAGCCCTGTATGGCTCAATCGAAGGAGATGTCCCACCACATATGATACTAGAAGAAGCATTAGGAGCAACAGCGAGTAGATGAGCATTACGCCTACCACTACCACTGACATCAGGTGACTCACCACGTTCATCAGCAAGTCGTTCAGTTGCTCTAAGCGAATGTCTCTTAATGTGTTTAAATGCTTTGTAATTAAAGCCCGTAGCGAAGATACCCTCAAAAGGAATGCTGCGTGATTGGAGATACGAATGGAATCCCATCGCACCCAAACCCAACGACCTTTCTCGATAAGCTGAGTAGGCAGATTTAAGAAACCCTTCTTTGCCCGGCTTAATATGTTTTTGAAACCTTTTAAAATTTGCATTATATTCTCCTAAATTATCTGTGTCAACAGCGTTATCAATGTAATGTTGAAGAACGTTGTCAAGCATGGTTATTAAATCATCTATAAACATAGGGTTCTCACTCCATTCATCAAAGTATTCTAAGTTTACAGAAGATAAACAACACACTGCTGTTCGTTCTTCATTCGTAGGTAAAGTAATCTCAGAACATAGATTGCTCTGTTTGATTTCTAATCCTAAATCTTTTTGTTCTTTAGGCAATGCTTCGTTACATGTGTCTATATTAATCATGTATGGCTCACCTGTCTCTGCTCTTGCATTGATGATCTGCCACCACAAGTCTCTAGCATTTACAATCTTTGTAGGCTCGTGAGTCTTAGGGTCAATCAATCTAAAGTCTGCATCTTCTTGTACAGCTTTAAGAAACTCATTGGTAAGGTTGATACCGTTATGAAGATTAAGATTTTTCCTGTTGATATCACCACCAGATTCTTTACGCATGTTAATGAACTCTTCAATCTCCGGATGAGATATGTCCATGTAAGCAGCATAAGAACCACGTCTTGTTGTGCCTTGATTGAAGGCTAACATCTGAGAATCTACAACATGCATGAAAGGGATTGAACCAGTAGACTTACTACCGTGAGTAGTAGAAATACCATTACTCCTAATATCTCCCCAAAATCCACCAATACCTCCACCCGAACTTGCCAACCAAATATTCTCGTCATAGTGAGCAGATAAACCATCCCTGCTATCAGGTACATAATTGAGGAAACAGCTAATAGGAAGACCACGACTTGTTCCCCCGTTACTAAGTATAGGAGTGCTAAACATGAACCAACAAGAGGAACTGTAGTGATAAAGTCTTTGAGCCAACTCAAAATCTGTGTGACCTTTGTAGGTTGCTCCGAAGACTGATGCTCTGGCAAACGCTTCTTGTGCATGTGTTTCATTCTCCCATAAGTATCTATCCTTAAGTGTGTCAAGGCTAAACTTATCTAATAGTTTTTCATTGCTATAATTAATCTTTATACCAAGATATTCCTTGATACCTACTTTATCATCTACCACTTGCTCTCTCCTGTTTTAAAGAACTTATCTCTATCATCGTGTATATCAAGCATTATTATACCATAATGTAATATTTTTAGCAAGTCTTTTCTGTTATGTCCATCTTTATTTCCATAACGTTTTGCATACTTTATAATGTTACCCATACAAAAACCCATACCATGTCCTGAGTCAATGATAACATCAGTAGCTTGGTACTTATCAGAAGCATAGTGCTCACCATATGTACCATCAATGTAAGCCTTTAGTTCTTGTATTAATTCATCTTCATTAAATTTATAGTTCATCGTTTCTCCAATCATCAGGTAAAGTATCTTCACTGTACCATCTGAAGTTATTTGTTTCAGCCCATTCAGCATGGGTTCTTTTGGTTCCGTTCTTTCTCATCTTAGCTCCCGGCATAGGAGCAAATGGTTTTTGAAATAAGAATACTAACTCGTAATCTTCTACCATTTCTGTAAAAGATTCTCGTATCCATATATACTTACTGTATTCAGCATAATCCCAGAATCTTCCTTTTGCTTCTAGTAATATTATTTTACCATCAATAGTCTTTACAAAGTCTGGCTCGTAAGTATGCTGTACTACATAGTCAAGCTTATCCCAGTGATGTTTCCAATCTTGTAAAATTGTTTGATGTATATTATATTCCCAAGTACTATCATATCCTTTTGGTACGTTAGTTTTTTTAGGTCTAGGTTTTCTTGGTACTCTTCTAGGCATTTAAGTCTCCGAGTGTCATATTAGGATTACGTTTTACTTGTTTGTAAAACCACCTTAAACTATAAGCACTCAATAGAAACTTGTTGTTAGCAAAGATGTGAGTCTGTTCTGGCAAGAACTCATTAAGATTCTTTCTATTAATCTTCGATGTATCCTCTCCATCTGGAACCATAGTTCTTAACCACTCAATGAGTAGGTCTTCTGCTCTTCGTCTAAGTTGTTTGGCTTTTGTTGAACGCATCTGTTACCTCTATAACGTTAGGGATTTTAGGTGACTTTGTTAAGTACCTATATCCATTTGAATATTTAAATACACGTAAACCTTTACCCTCGTTAGAATCTTTATGGCATTCAAACTTGTGTCGGCAATAAGTACACTCTCTAGGTAGCTGCATGTTACCAGACTTACCATCGGGAACAGGACTATAACATAGTTCTGGTGGTGTTGCTAACTTAACAGCTTTCTTTATATCAGTGATCTTCTTCTTGATATTAGGCTTGTCAAAGTTATCAGGTCTATACAAAGCTAACTCACCTGACTCTTTATTAAGAGCAAGGAAACCACCTTTGTCTGTGCCCTGTGCTTGTTCATACCCAGCAAGTTGAGCCATATATCCAAACATATCATTCTCTGCTAGTGTACCATCTTTAAACTTCTTAAAGGCATAACCAGAAGCTGTCTTGATATCTACTACCTCACCATCAATAACACAATCCATGTGTCCTTTGATACCAGATACTTTGATTTCTTTTTGTTCATCGGTAACATCATGTCCAGATAGCTTGATCAGAAATATAACTATCTCTTCAAGTAAATGTCCATATAAAAACTTAATGAATAAAGAAGGTGGCATCCTCTCCGGAGTACCTTCTGACTTCATATCAAACCAAAGTTGTCGTGACTTCCTACCTATGTTAGACATACGTAAGGTTGCATCACCTCTTGGTTCAGGATGAGACCACTTGTAAAGTATCTCTTTCATAGACTCACCAAACTGTTCAATGCTGTCTGGGTCTAGATCAATGTGCTCACCATCAGCAAGTACACCTATCTTATTATATATATCTTCGACTAATGTGTCAAGGGTTTTTGTTTTATTTTTAGAAATTAAATTCGCCTTGTTTGGCATTAGCTACCTCCTGTATAATAGTTTTATTTTTTCTAACGTGTGGCATGTAATCTCGTTCTTCCCATGTTTTAATACTGTGACAGTTTTGACAACGTACTTCACACTTTCTTATTTCATTAAACAAATCTTTAATATACTGTCTATTTTTTATTTTATCAGTAGGGGTAATACGACATACTAAAGTGCTCATATTGGCTCCACTTTTAGCAGCATCTAATAATATTGTTTTATCTTCTCTTACTTTATGGTCAAAGCAAAGTGCTTTTGGATGTTTATTGTAACCACAATCTATACATCCTTTACTAAGTTTATATTTATTAATCCGTCTGTATCTATTATCACGAAGATATTTTCTGTATTCATCACTAGTGAGTGTCACTCCAATTACCTCCTACTTTATATTCGCCATCCATTGGACAGCGTAGATTAAAATGTTCACCTGCTTCTATAATACTTTTTACTGCTAACTCTCCAACAAAATCTGCTTGAGATTCTTTGACTTCTATCTGCCATTCATCGTGGATGTTAGCAACAAATCTATAATCAATTGTATTAAGTCTTAACAAACTATCTAAGTTGACTAATGCTTTCTTCATTAAGATTGCACCTGCTCCTTGAAGTAGTGTGTTCAAAGCTGAGTGTTTGTTTCTTATGTATAGCTTCCTACCATCTAATCCTTTGAGGTAATTTTTTGAAGCTGCTCTGTCAACTCGTTCCTTAAGAGACTTGTATGTTGGGAGACTACTAAGAAAGCGTTCTCGCAACTTCTTACCTTCTGCTCTGCTTCCTTTAATGATGCTTCCAATCTTCTCATCTCCTGCTCCGTAAACGAGTGCGTAGATGAAAGTTTTAGCCTGATCTCTTGATTTAAGTCCAGCAAAGTTTTTGTTAGTCGTGTGAATGTCTCCATTAATAATTTCATTTATGTACTCCTTATCATCCATGTAATGTGCTAACATGCGTAGCTCTAATCCACTTGCATCTACACCTACAAGCTTATGTCCTTCTGGTACAGTCCAACAGGCTCGACATTCTTTACCATAAGGACTATGAACAGAGGGAACTTGTGCAACATTAGGATTTCTATGTGTCATTCTTCCGGTGATAGTACCGTTGGGAATAACAAAACCGTGTATTCTACCATCATCCTTGACAGCTTCTACCCACGAATCAATCTGAGCTATACGCTTTTGCAGTAATAAAAAATCTGCTATAAGTTTTGCTTCATGGATATGGGTTATCTTAGATAATGTTTTTTCATCTACAATAGGTTGACCAGTAGGTGTAAATCTATCTGGCTTCCAACCAAAGTCTATAAGATATTCTCCAATCTGTTTACGAGAACCAAGATTAAACTCTTGTAAAGTTTGTCGCATAAAAGGATTGAAGTTGTTGGTATCTAAACAACGTTGATATTCTTCATCAGTCATACCACGCTTAGATAGATTGCCATCTTTCTTGATGTAGGGTGTGACCTCTTTTGTGTCTACCCATTTAGGTTTAAACGTTTCATGTACTTCTTCTTCTATCAGTTGTTTCTTTTCTCTAAGCTCTGCTAACAAACTTAATGCTGATTGCATATCAAAAGCAAAACCATCTTGCTCTTGTTGTTTCATAATCTTAGCAATGCCTTGTTCAATATCAATTGACTGAGGTGAAAAACCTTTTGATTCTTTGCGAAGTTCTTGTAGTACTCTAGTGTTTAACTGTACATCCCGTACACAATAGTTTAACATATCAGTAGAGTAATTAAGATAATCTTCAAACTCAATCTTAGGATAGCCTAACTTGTATCCCCAAGTCTCAAGGCTGTGACCACCATCACGTGTTGGATTAAATAGTCTGGATAAAACTAAAGTGTCAATAAGTTTTTTATCACTAAGCTTTACTCCTCCAAACTTTTCCACAACTGGAATATCAAATCCAATAATGTTATGACCAATTAGCCTATCTGCTGTGGTAAGAAACTGATACCCTTCTTCTAACTTATTAGGTGGGAACTTAAATATCTCACCTGAGTCAGGATTCTGGGCAACAATACACCATACCTTTGTGGCATGAATATCATCTGTTTCTATATCAAATACTAAATCCATTAAAAGCCTTCATCCCCAGAGTTATCAAACTCTATATCTTCGTTAGTTAATTCAGATAGTCTACCAGTTTCTGCATCATAGATAACTCTAGCTGCCATACCTACATCACCTGTGTATCTTGATTTAAGTACACGTAGTCTTGTAGTCCTAGCTTCATCGGGGTCGTCTGATTGTTGATTACGTTCTAATGCAATAACACAATCGGATAGTTGACCAATACTATTAGAGCCACGTAGATGAGAGAGACTTACTTCAATACCATTCTCGTGTCCTTTGTTTCCATCGACACGTCTGAGATGTGATACAAGTATAATCCCTGCACCAGTCTCTTCAACTAAACTTCTAAGTCTAGTCATAATAGAATCAATGGCTCGTCTCTCATCACCTTCATGTACTGCACTGACTAACATATGTAAATGATCTACGACCACCCACTTACAGTCACATCCAATAATCATAAAGCGAAGCTTAGTAAAGATATCATCAATGTCGTTGGTGCCAAAGTGTGAGTGAACCCATACTCT